CTAAGGCATATTCAGGTACATACTCAGGGTCTGTTTCAGTTTCAACATCTGGAGCAAATACAATACTTACATTTACAGGGTCAGGAAACTACACAGGGTAAAATCTATGAAATATTTTGCAAAAGTTTTAAATGAAAAAGTTTTAAATGTTATTGTTGCAGAACAAGAATTTATTGATACCTTTGTAGACGAAACTCCAGGTGAGTGGATAGAAACATGTGTTGATACACACGGAAATCAAAATCCTGAAGGCACTCCTCTAAGAGGAAACTATGCGAGTGTTGGATATACATATGATGCATCTAATGATGTATTTTATGCGCCCGCTCCTTATCCATCATGGGTATTAAATGAAACTACTTATTTATGGAAGAACCCAGTACCTTATCCTAAAGATGGAAAAATATACCTTTGGAATGAAGAGACCTTAGCTTTTGTAGAAGAAGAAGAATAATGATTTCAATACTATCAGGAATACTAGGCTTTGCTACATCTGGATTACCTAGTGTATTAAAGTTTTTTGAACAAAAGGGCGACAACGCGCATGAAGAAGCAATGGCTAAACTTGAAATGGAACGCTCTTTGGCTATGGCTGAAAAAGGTTTTAAATCTCAAGAAAAAATTGAAGAGTTTAGAACTGACCAAGTTGAAATGGAAACCTATGCGGCTGAAAGACTTGCGTTATACAAACATGATGAAAAACATGCGAAGAACGCCTCTACTTGGGTGGTTAATCTTCGTGCTAGTGTACGCCCCATTATCACCTATATTTTTGTCTCTATATTTTTATTTGCAGACATCGTAGGTTTATGGTGGGCTATGGAAACTGGAGTAGATTTTGAAACTGCGATGAATATAGTTATTTCTACAGAAGAGATGGCAATCATATCGTCTATTATAGGATTTTGGTTTGGCTCTAGACATTGGGATAAATAGTGAAAGTATCAGTCGAGGGAACGAAATTAATAAAACATTTCGAGGGTACACATGCAACGCCTTATAAATGCCCTGGCGGATATTGGACTGTTGGCGTTGGCCATCTCATCAGTCGCCACGCTATGTTATCTCATAAATGGAATCGCACATTATCAACTGTTGAGATAGATGCATTACTTAGACGTGACTTGGAACGATTTGAATTGGGAGTTATTAGGTTATTACATCCAGTTAAACCAACCCAATCTGAGTTTGATGCTCTTGTCAGCTTTAGCTTTAATCTTGGTTTGGGATGCTTTCAACGAAGTACAGTTCGTTCAGCGTTTAAGCGTGGTGATAAAAAAAGAGCTGGCGAAGTTCTTTTAAAATATTGTAGAGCTGGAGGCCGTAAACTTAGAGGATTAATTAGACGACGATTAGCAGAACATACTCTGTTAATGTCAAAAGGATAAAGTATGCCGTTGAGTAAGTTAAAATTTAAACCCGGTATTAACCGTGACCGTACTAATCTAGCTCAAATGGGTGGTTGGTATGACGGTAACTTAATTCGTTTTAGAGATGGATACCCTGAGAAATTAGGCGGTTGGCAAGCAGCTACTATTACTCGGTATGTAGGAGAAGCAGTTAAACTATATGTTTATGCTTTAACTACAGGTGCTGAAGTTGCAGGTTTAGCTACTACTAAAAAAGTTTATATTCGTGTTGGTACTACCCTTTTTGACATTACTCCTCTCCGAGTAACTTATACTACAGCTACTACTCCTTCCACCGACAATTGTTTTACAACTAATACAACTACAGGCACTGCAGGTCAAGTCTTAGTAACACTTGCAGGTCACGGAGCTCAAACCGGTGACTTTGTTACTTTCTCTGGAGCAGCAACTACTAGAGGAATTACAGCTGCACAACTCAATTTAAACTTTGAAGTAACGGTAATAAATAATAATACTTTTACTATACAAACTGCAGGTACAGCTACTTCAGCTGGTACTGGAGGTGGTACTTCTATTGTTGCTGCTTTTGAAGTTGATATTGGCGCTGATTCATCAGTAGGTGGTTATGGTTGGGGTGCAGGTACATGGGGACGAGGTACATGGGATTCTGGCACAACTACTCCAGTTATTTTTAATGTGCGTCTTGTATTTATGGATAACTTTAATAATGACCTAATCTTTAATTTTAATAACGGAGGTCCTATTTATTATTGGACTTACAATACAGATTTTAGTAATAGAGCAGTATTATTAAGTTCTTTACCTGGTTCTATAGCAGTTCCAGCAGCAACAGAAAAAACATTATTTGCGCCAAGTGGTCATCTCCTTGCATTAGGTGCTAGTGCTTATAGTGAAGTAGGTACAGCAGGGCCAACTATTTCCGGTATTACTAGCACAGGAACAACAGCTACTGTAACTACAGCAACTGCTCATGGGCGGGCTGTTAATGACTATGTATTTTTATTCGGGCAAATTACTACGGCTTATTCAGGTACTTATCAAATAATAACAGTACCTTCTGCAACAACATTTACATACACTCTTCTAGCTTCTACTACATCTCCAGCTGCTACTGCAGGAAGCTATCAAGCCATAGATTATACCGCAGGTGATTATGACCCTATGCTCATTAGGATTGCTGATGTAAATGCAGACATAGGACCTAAACCAGAAGTATGGAACCCACAACTTGCTAATAGTGCAGGGTTTTTATTTGTTAAAGAAGGTTCTAAAATTATTACTGGAGCTAATGTTAGACAAGAAACACTTATTTGGACTGATACTTCGCTAAGTACACTACAGTTTTTAGGTACTGCAGAAGTGTTTGGGCTACAGCTTTTATCATCTGATACTAATATTATGGGCGCTAATGCTTACGCTAATGTAAACAATAATATGTATTGGATGGGAACCGATAGTTTCTTTGTATACGATGGCCGAGTTAATGTATTGAAATGCCCTTTACTAAGATATGTGTTTGAAGACATTAATAGAACGCAATCTGCCCTTGTATATGGTGGCACTAATAAAGAATTTAATGAAGTAATATGGTTCTATTGTTCAGGAGGAGCTATCCCTTCGCTCACAATAAATAGATATGTAGTCTATAATTATCGAGATGATATTTGGTATTATGGACAACTTAATAGAACAACTTGGTTCGATGCAGGTATTAATACCAATCCTTTAGCTACTTCAGGAGGTTATATATACTCTCATGAAGATGGACCTAATGATGGACAACCTTTAGGAGCATCTCCAGTAGCTATGGATTCTTATATACAATCTGCCTTTATGGATATTGCTGATGGTGAATTTTATATGCTAACTAAACGAGTTATACCGGATGTAGACTTTACTGCCTCTGAAACATCTAATCCTGTTACTGGGGCAACCCTTGTTCCTGCAGTAGATATGTCCATTGCAGTAACTAAATTTCCAGGAGCAGCAACTTCTACAACAGATGTAGCTGGGACTACTTTAACTCGTAACATAATCACCGCTACAGGAACTATAGACCAATATACTAACCAAGTATTTATAAGGGCAAGAGGGAGACAAATGAATTTTAAAATATCATCAGATACACTAGGAACACAGTGGCAGTTAGGTGATCCAAGAGTTGATGCTAAACCAGATGGATTAAGGGGATAATATGGCACATATACAACAACCTAAAGCACCTAATTTAGTTTTACCTCCATTAGAGTATAGTGAGGACCAACAGAATCAAATGCAGAATCAGTTACGATTGTATTTTAACCAGCTTGATAATGCTAACAAAGAAGAAATTAAAAATTTGCACACAAGTAATGTGATGCATTGGATGGGGATATAATGGCTGGAGAATTTCAAAACTTAACAGGTAAAAAACTAGCAAGGTCAAATGTGACTGCTGCAATAGGTATAGTATATGTAACTCCTCTTAATACAAGAGCTTATATAAAAGATATTATGGTAACAAATCATAGTGGTGCATCAGGTGCTGCTGGGCTTATTAGCATTCATATTGTTCAAGCAGGGGGTGTTGCAAGTTTTGGAAATGTTATTATTGATGAGTATTCAATAGCTAAACAAGAGTAT